CTCAGCTGCGAGATGTCCGTATCAATCCTAACGAGTTGGAGCTAAACATGTCCGAGTGGGAACAAGAAAACGCTGACTTCCTGAAGAAAATCGGGCAAGTAAGCACACCAGCACCAAAGCCAGTAACTACTAAGAAAGACGAGGAATAATCTCATGGCTGTATTTCTAAACAATAAAGTTGGCGTGAAGATTAACACTGTTGATCTTTCTGACCATGTCACATCTATTACTCTTAACCGCACATTCGATGAGCTAGAAGTAACTGCAATGGGTGACACAGCACACAAGTTCGTTAAGGGCTTGGAAGCATCATCTGTAACTATTGACTTCCTAAATGACACAGCAGCATCGAATGTATTGGCAACACTACAGGCAGCATGGGGTACAACAGTCACATGTGTATTCCTACAGGATAAGGGAACAGCAGTCTCAGCGACTAACCCTCTTTACACTGTTTCATTGCTAGTCAATAACACAACAGACATCAATGGTGCTGTTGGCGATATTGGTACACAGTCAATCACATTTACTGCTAACTCAACAGTTGCAGTCGCCACATCAGGCACATTCTAAACAAACTATAAAGGGGCAAACTCATGGCAAAACTAAAGATCGTTCGTACAGATGGAAGCGTATTGGAAGGCGAGATCACTCCAGCAGTGGAGTACTCATTCGAGCAATACGCTAAAAAGGGCTTCCATAAGGCGTTCCGCGATGAAGAAAAGCAGAGTGATGTCTATTGGTTAGCATGGGAAGTAACACGCAGGTCAGGTGAAACTGTTAAGCCTTTCGGGATTGAGTTTATCGAGACACTTAAGAGTGTTGAGGTATTAGACTCAGACCCTTTAGCTTAAAGCGCGATCTTCCGTTCACCTATCTAATCGCTAGGCTAAGCATTAGGTTGGGAATCGCGCCACAGCACTTATTAGAATTAGATAAGACCATGCTAGATGCTCTAGTTCAAGGTCTCAAAGATGAAGCAAAGGAGTCCAGCGATGCCAGCAAGCGTAAAGGGCGGCGTTGAACTCCGTAAGGCTCTTCGAGAGTTCACTCCAGATTTAGCAAAAGAAACTCAAAAAGAATTAGGTAAAATCCTTAAGCCAATAACTGCTAAAGCTAGAGGATTTATCCCTTCTACTGCTCCTTTAAGCGGTTGGGCTGACAGTAATCAAAAGGGTTCTTGGTCTAATAGAGTTTGGTCATCAGCTGATGCCAAGCGTGGCATTGGTTACAAAACAACTCCTTCTAAGCCAAATCGTTCTGGTTTTAGATCATTGGTAAGAATCCAAAACGCTTCTGTATCAGGTGCAATTTATGAAACTGCTGGTCGTAAGAATCCACAAGGCAGACCACAAGCCAAGATGCGTGAAGTAGTCATTCCTACACGCAGACTCGATACAGGTGTAGGCGAAGAACGCTACATGACTAGCACTGGCAAAGGCTATGGCAAAAGCAATAACCCTTACGCAGGGCAACAGTTTATCGATGCACTTGGTGGTCAGATTACTAACGCCTATGTCCGTAAAGAAGGTGCAGTCGGTCGTTCAAGCCAAAAGATGAAGGGTCGAGCAATCTTCAGGGCTTTTGCAGAAGATCAAGGCAGAACCACAGCAGCAGTAATTAAAGCAATAGAAAACTCTAAAACTAATTTTGAGAAAGTTGTCGCTAAAGGTAGTGGCAGCGGATTGTCAGTAGGGGGTCGATAATGGCAGCCGATGTAAAGATTGACATAGCCGCAGAGTTCACTGGCAAAAAGGCATTTAAGCAAGCAGACACAGCAACCCAGAAACTTACTAGCAATGTTAAAAAGTTAGCAGGTGCAGTAGGTCTTGCCTATGGCACTTCTGCAATCATCGCTTATGGCAAGGCTTCCGTAAAAGCCTTTGCAGCAGATGAAGCAGCAGCCAGACGATTAACAACAGCTGTAGAAAACTTAGGCATTGGCTTTGCTAATCCTCAAATTGCAGATTACATTGCCAATCTAGAAAAGTCGGCAGCTGTTGCAGACGATGTGCTTCGTCCAGCGTTTCAGGGTTTATTAACCACAACTGGATCATTAGTTCAATCTCAGAAACTTCTAAATGATGCAATCACAATTAGTCGCGCATCAGGTGTGGATCTGGCTACTGTTACTGAGGATCTTGGTAAAGGTTATGTGGGTATTACCCGAGGACTTATCAAATACAATACTGGGCTTACTAGAGCAGAGCTTACATCGAAGTCATTTAATGAAATCCTTGGGGTAATCTTAAAGCGTTCAGCAGGCGCAGCCGAGGATTATCTCGGCACAACTGCTTACAAGTTTGATGTTTTAAGCGTTGCTTCATCTAACGCAGCAGAGATCATCGGCGGTGGGTTAGTCGATGCTTTTGCTCTTGTCGGTGGAGGTACAGATGCCAATGATGCAGCATATGTAATTGAAGGCATAGCAACAGCTCTCGCTAATGTTTCGCGCCAAGCAGGTCGCACTATTGGAGTTATTCCGACTTTAATCCAGAATCTAAAAAACTTACCAAGAAACATCTTTCAAGGTTTTGCGGGTGCTCAACTTGGCAGAAATGTTGTTATTCCTCAAAAACAGGAAGAAGTCAAGCTCACGCTGACTCAAAGAAAACAAGAAGAATTGATGGCTAAACTTGAAAAAGATGCACTCAAGCGTGAGAAAGAAAGACTGGCTCTTCTTAACAAGCAAAACACAGCTAAGAAGTTACAAGGTGTTATAGACAAAGCTAACCTTGCATTAGGTAAGGGTGCAGATGTTTTTGATATGGATAAGATCCAGATTGCAGCAGCTCTAACATCTCAAGCAGAGGCGTTAGGAAAGGCAACCAGCGATACACAACGCTTGCAGATTGCCAATGACACAGCTCGTCTTAATGTTAAGCAGTCAATCCTTGCGTTAGAAGATGCTATTGCTGCTAAGGATGAAGCAGCCATCATTGCTGCAACGGCTAAACTCAATGCAGATCTTAAAGTGCTTGGCGCATTAGGTATGCAGAACATCAAACTTCAGGACATCAAGTCAATTCTTGACAGTCTAAAGCCAAAGGATCTAATCAATCTGACAAACCTAGAAAACGCGTTGCGCTTGCTTCGTGAGATCAATCTTGCTTCTAAGGGATCAATTCCGACAAGTGCAAGCTTAGGCTCTGGAATCCCAGCAGGTGATTACATTGCACCTATTTCAACAGTAGGTGGATCAATCGAAGCGATTCTAGAATACGCGGATGCAGCAGCAGCTCGCGCTAACGCCTTCGCAGATTTACTGGACATGGAGAACGCATCGGCTGCAAGTCAGATGGCTTCTACCATTGATTTAGAAAGCATTGCTCGATCATCACTATTGCAGGGTCTGGCAGGTGGAGCAGGTGTGTCAGGTGCGGTAAGCGGTTCACGCTATGCAGCACAGGCTGCTAATGCTTACAACATCACAATTCAGGCTGGCATCGGTGATCCAGAGGCTATCGCTAGAGCTGTAGAAGATGTGATCCGTCAGTCATATCAGCGAGGCACTAGCTCTACAGGACTTCTAGCCGTATGACATGGCTCCCAGAGTGGCGCATAACAGTCGGCACTAATGTTTATACCAATGTAACTGGGGTAAGTGTTACTACAGGGCGAATTGATATCGATCGCCAATGTCAAGCGGGTTATGCTCGCATGGACATTATTAACTCAACCAATGCCCTGTTCGACATCGATGTTACAGATTCCCTGACTTTAGAGCTTAAAGATAGCGGTGGCACTTATGTGCCTGTATTCGGTGGAACAGTCTCAGACTTTACGACATCAGTCAGAAGCCCAGAAGAAGTAGGCTTTATTACTATTGGAACAATCCTTGCAGTCGGTGCTTTGGCTAAATTGCCTAAAGCAATCTACACGGATTCTGTAGCTCATGACCTTGATGGAGAACAAATCCGCATTATTCTTTCAGAGCTTTTAGTCAATGAGTGGATTGAAGTAGCACCTGCCTTGCAATGGCAAGATTACGATCCAACTACCACATGGGCTAATGCTGAGAATGTGGGCTTGGGTGAGATTGATGCTGGGCTTTACGAGATGGATAACCTCAGCGCAGCAGATCGCAACACACAGACCTTAGTCCAGCAGATAGCAGACAGCGCACTCGGAACGCTATACGAGGACAAGCAAGGTCGCATAGCCTATGCAGATGCGGATCATAGAAGCAATTACTTAGCATCGAATGGCTCAACCCAGTTAGACGGCAACTATGCTTCTCCTGCCAGCGTTAAGTCAATCCTACAGATCGGCAAGATTCGCAACAGCGAGATCGTGCGCTATGGCAATGACTACGGCTCAACTTACTCAGCCACGGACGATGCTTCTATCACGACCTATGGTCGCTATCAAAGAACATTTGATTCTAACATCCGCTTTCTGGCAGACATCGAGGACATCATCGAGCGCGATCTAGCCCTGCGCTCAGTTCCTAGAACACAGCTCGACCAGATTACTTTTAGACTTGACAATCCTCTTATGCCTAACGCCCTTAGAGATGACCTAATTAACCTATTCTTTGGCGAGCCAGTAGTAATTACTAACCTACCCTTTAACATGTTCGAGGGGTACTTCTCAGGCTTTGTAGAGGGCATCTCAATGAGAGCAACTCCAACATTCGTGGATGCGACTATCTATGTCTCACCTACAGACTTCTCACTTATAGCCCCGACATGGGCAACAGTACTTCCAACTAACACCATCTGGAGTGGCGTAAATGGTACACTACAGTGGTCTAAAGCGATCGGAGCTCTAACCTAATGGCAACAACAACCCCTAATTTTGGTTGGGCAGTACCAACCAGTACTGACCTAGTCAAGGATGGCGCAGTAGCCATTGAGACTCTAGGCGATTCTATCGATGCTTCTTTGGTCGATCTCAAGGGTGGCACTACTGGTCAAGTTTTGAAGAAGAACTCAAATACAGACATGGACTTTATTTGGGGTGCAGATAGTGCTGGCATGACCAATCCAATGACTACCACTGGCGACACGATTTATTCATCAAGTGGATCAACACCTGCTCGCTTGGGTATCGGATCAAATGGTCAAGTGCTCACAGTAGCGTCTGGAATCCCTAGCTGGGCAACTCCCGCGGGCGGTAGTGGTAAGACATGGACTCTCATTAATACAGGCGGTACATCACTTAGCGGATCATCATCTGTCACAGTTAGCGGCATTTCAGGCAAAGAAGATTTATTGATTTTAGTTTATTACGCACCAATTACAAATGCTTCTTCTGAAATGCAAGTTAGATTTAATGGAGATACTGGTTCTAACTATACTTCCTATTATAATACAATTACTGCCTCCAGCAGTTACAGCGTTGATTCATACAATGCAGAAGTAAATCAAAATGCTAACTACATTACCATTGGAAAAACATCAAATAACAATACATCTGAAATTTGTGCTGGAATGACAGTTAGTGGTTGCAAAAGCACAGGAATAAAGAACTTTTGGTTCAATGGCGGTGGATCAGCTAAAACTGGAACTGGTCATGTACAAAGAGTCGGACAGGGTATTTATTCCGCTTCAGCTGCAATTACAAGTGTAAATGTTAGTGCTGGCAGTAATTTCACTGGTGGTACCCTATATGTTTATGGAGCATAGTTATGAAAATCATTGAAAGAACATTTGATGCAACAACTGGCGAAACAACTGACATCGAGCGCGATGAAACTGCACAGGAAATTGAATTGAGATTGAAGTATGAAGCAGATATTGCTGCGGCAGCAGCAGAAGCAGAAGCAGAAGCAATCGCTAAAGCTGATATCTTGAACAAATTAGGCATTACAGAAGATGAAGCGAAACTATTACTTGGATGAAGTACAAACTCTCTAAAGCTGCTTCCCAGTTAAGAGAGCAGATTGATGACTCGTTCCCAGATCGTGACCGCACATCGGATGGTTGGATCGGTGATACCCGACACGCTGCTCGCAAGTCAGATCATAATCCTGATGAGCAGGGCTGGGTTCGTGCCATTGATGTGGACAAAGACCTATTCAAGGGTGGAAAACCAGACATCATGGGAGATCTTGCTGATCAGCTTCGTACCTTGTCCAAGTCAAAAGCAGACAGGCGTATTAGTTACATCATTTACGATGGACAAATCTGTTCCAGCATCCTTAACTGGAAGTGGCGCAAATACACAGGGGCTAACAAACACACTAAGCACATGCATGTTAGCTTTAAGAAAGAAGCTGACAATGATGGGGCTTTTTTTCAAGTATCTATGTTAGGTGGAAAATAATGAATGAACTAAAGACAGCAGCAGGCTCATGGGCTAGAGCATTCCTAGTAGCAGTAATCTCAATGGCAGCAGCTGGGGTCACAGATCCTAAGGCTCTTATTGCAGCAGGTGTTGCTTCAATTCTTCCACCTGTACTGCGCTACCTATCGCCTAATGATCCTTCTATGGGAATTAAGAAGTGACACAGTCAGACTTTTTTACCCTTTACCTTGCCACCATTGCAGCACTCGGTGGCTTGTCTGGCTATGTAATTACCCACCTGTTGTCTGAGATCAAAAGACTCAACTCGCGTGTCGATGAGATCTATAACATCTTGCTTGACAGGTAACATAGTGCTATGGCAAGAAAAGCAACTAAGGCACTAGAGGAACAAG